GCAACTCCATGAACATATCACTGAATTTCTTTCGTAGTCTTTCAACAAATTTAAAGAATTTAAGTTCATCTCTTGTAATTTCTGCACTTCTACCCATATTGAATCCATTTTCAGCATCCAATCTAGAGGTAGGAACATGCAATGCACGATAAAGTTTCTTTTGAAAGTATTCTACATCTTCCATTTCACCGAGATTCTGTCCACCGTCTAGTGTAGTGATTTCTGTACCTCGTCCACCTTCTCGTCTTGGTAGCCAATAATCTTCAAGCATAGACATATGGCGTTTATCATCTTTAATTTCACCAGTACTTGCATCATAAACAAGTTTGTTACGATACCGATTCATAATATCTTTGAGATATTGTTCTGCTTTATTCTTTGGTAAGTTACCAACATCAATATAAAAGATTCTTCGTTCTGGCGCTCTAGAGATACGATAAATTACAACCGCATCTTCAATCATTCGTAGTTGATTTAGTGGTTTAATTGCTTTATGAAGATGTCCAATTACTCTCTTCTTTCCACCATCCATCAAACCAGAATTCACATAACAGATAGCATCAGGAGATACTCTAATTCCTTTTTGGTCAAAACTACCGTATGAATATCCTGTACCTGTGATTGGAGTCTGGTCATACATGTAAAATTCTTTTACTTCTTTAATGACCTCTATTCCATCTTTATTTCTTTCTTTTATGACTTCACGAACCTTTCGAATCTTTGTGGGATCGATTGGCCGAAGTTCTTTTATTCCTTTTCCACCATTTTCTAGGTCGGTTATGATGTGAAAATATAATCGGCCATCAATAAACCATTTCTTGAAAATGTCGTATGCTTTATTATTGAAATTTAATAAAGAAAGAATATTATCAAATTCTTTATATATTTTATCTTTAACGGTATCTGATTGTTCATAATGGTCCATAACCAGTTTAACTGGAACTCTATACTCATCAAAAACAATTGCATCGTTACAGATATCTTCAACCGCTTGTTCGACTTCTGGTTGAAGTATCATAGTTCGGTAATGGTTAATAAACCCTACCTCACTTTTAATATCACCTTCTAAGTCAAGATATGACCCGTAAAAACCCCCTGCTGTAACAACGGTTGCACCATCGTCATAGTCAGGGGACACGAAGGATTTTAATTTAGTTGGTTCTTCAGGTCTTTTAGATTTCCCGAATTTAAATCCAAACAGTTCTGGCATAATAAGTCCTCATTTTATATATTACCGAAATTAACCGGCTTCTCCAACGCCACCTACATCAACTGATTCTGTAAGGTCAACATCTGGAGCATCACTTGTCAAGAAGTAACTATAAGACATGGTTATAGCAAAATCTGACAATGTATCACTGGCATCTGCATCCAATGCCATATCACCAATCACTGTGGGGAAGCAATGAAAGAAGGAGTAAGTTTTGACAGCATTGTTCTGCCTATCAAGTTGGTCTACACTCCAAGTTGGAAATAGCCCTGTATTTAAAGCACCACCTTGAGTTAGGTCATGCGGTTGTTCAGCGATATTACCAATAGTAGAATTGATTGCTTCCATCCACTTTTCAAATTTAGTTCTGAGATTGAATTCCCCATCACTGATGACGGTCAACGACCAGTCATCAAAAGTTCTGTTTCCAGGCAATTTAAGTTGCCGTCCGCGGAAAGGTACTAAAATTGTACTTAGGTTTGTTGCAGGTAAAGAGGCCGTTCTAATAAGAAAAGAACCAGAAGCATCTGTTCCTGTTGGTCCTATAGGTCCATTTACTCTAAACAGGTTAGGGCGAACGCCACCAGCCTTGAGATGATTTTTAAAGTCGTTAATGTTCATACTTTGTTTCCTCTTTTATATTTATACCAATTTATACTCATCCTCCAGCAACTTCACTGAAATCTACACCAGACCGTGTAGCGACGAAGTTTAGTTGGATGAAATTGATTGAACGGGTTGGTTTTACAAAGATATCAGCAACAAATTTATTTGCATCAATAACTTCAGAAGTATTATTAGTGGTATCACAAACAACCTTAAAGTCAGTAATTCCTCTTCGTCCTTGAATATCTCGTAAGAACGGTTCAATCATATTTTTGAATTGGGCTCTTGTAAACGAATCGTTTTGTTCAAAGAGTTGGAACTTGGATGCTGTTGAGATTGCTTTTTCGAGAACAATAAAGAGTCGTCTAACATTGATTCTATCAAATGCGCTTCCTTTACTTTGTAGTGTCTTATCACCGAAGAGGACTGTTCCTTCGCCGGGGAATGCAACTACAGGGTTAATTCCGTTCTTGTAAAGTTCATCACGATGACCTTCATCGGTTGGATTCAGTGCAAGTTTTACTGCACCACGAATCTGTCCACGATTGAAACCTGCGGGAGAGAACCAAGGGTCATTGACATTATCTGTTCTTGCACAGAGTCCCGCCATATCACCGTTTAGTGGCACCCATCGTAACTTATCAGTGTATCGGTCGTACATATACTTCCAACCACTGTCTAAGAATGCATAAGAACTATTCTTGTTGAGTTGGTTATCTCGATAATCCACTACATTTTCTACTTGTGTTGTAGTAGTTGTTTCATCTACAACATCTGCATGTTCAGGAGACACAAATGCTACGCAATCTTTTCGAGCATCTGCAATGTCTACAACGAAACCTGAAAGTGTTTTGTCTGCATCTCCAGTAACCAGTAGTGATACATCAACAGTATCTGGGTCAGAGAATAAGTTCCACGAAGTTTGTTTGTTGCCATTAGTCGCGTCCGAAGAACTATATGCACCTGAAACACCAGAACCATAAGTCCGTGTAGCAGTTCCGAAATTCTTACCAACAGTACCGAAAGTTATACCTGCGGCACTATATCCACCTGCACCGGCAGTGGTGTCGACCTTCACACCACCAACCCAAAGATATTTGGATTTGGTGTTTATGACATCGACATAGTAGTTGGAATTTCCGTCCCCATCTTTAGCATCAATTGCTTTAGAAACATGGTTGAAAACTTCAAGAACACTATTTGTAACTCCAGAAAAATCACCATCTTCGTCAATAACTACGATACTAAACTGGTCGCCTGTTCCACCAAGAAAATCTAAATTGGATGATGTAGTAGGTCTTTCAACATATGACCTGTATGCAAATTCCCAGTGTGCGGTAGAACCAGCGGCAACCAAAGTGGTTAAAGCAGGTGTAAATCCGAATGTTGTTCCAGTGGAGTGATGAGTAATACCTGTTATTGTGTGATTTTTATTTATACTACCGATTCTTAAATGGTCGCCAACTTTCGCCGAAGTTTTACCGTCAGCACTATTTCCAGCAGTACCCGATGCGAAGAAAAGTACATCAGAAGCAACTGCGCCACCAGTGGCAATAAGTAAATTCCCACCACAAAGGCCTTGTTGTGCTACCGATAGTGTCGCTCCTGTACCACCACCGTCTGCGATGGCAACTTTAAGACTGTTACCCCATGGCCCTGCATATTTTGCAACAAATTGAGTGCCGCTAGCAGGTTGCCAAAGGCCTTGGTCAGTTGTCGCTCCTGCGGCATGTTCGTCTGCATTGTCGATACGGACTCCTCCACCACAATTTCCTGCTAAACCCGCATTGACTGGTGCTGTATCTGCACATCGAACTACAGTGAGTGAACCACCATATCCAAGGAAGTTTGCGGCTGCAAGCCATCCTTTATAGTTTTCGTTATTTGGTTTACCAAAAAGGTCTACTAATTCATTTTCACCTGTTACGAGTACTCTATAATCAATTGGCCCCCACTGAAATGTGCCAGCATAAGCCGCGCGCGTGGTCGAGACTGCGGGAACAATATTTGTAAAGTCTTTTTCTGTGACTGTTACGCCTGGACTGACTCTAAATGCCATGTTAATTCTCCTTGAGACTGTTATATCTTCTTACACTTAATATGTGTTTTCTGAAAATATATATCATTTTTCGGTATTTCATTTATATAGAGAAGAAATTACCCACACCATCGTCATCTTCAGCATTCTTCCATACTGTTCCTTCAGCATCAACTTCATATTCATCTTCTACACCACTATTTATAAATCCGAAGGGCGTCATCTCTGCCTCAAGTTGTTCTAATTTGTCTTCATACATTATTTTTCGAACATCCATATCGAGCATGTCTTTAAAATATTGCTGAGTGGTACACCATGCAAATAGTACTAGGGACATTACTAAGTCGTCTGTGTGACCACCATCTGCTTCAAATGAATTTCTTTTAGCAATAAATGAAATGAGTTCGTCAATAACATCAAAATCTTCAATGAGTAGTTTATCTTCTTCAATAAGGTTTTTTAGGTTAGAACACCCCACTCTTTTGGTTGCCATTGTAGTCCTCATACCTAACTGTGAACCACCCTTACCAAATCCACCATCCAAAGTTTGACCTTTTCTTCCCCGAATCGTAGTCATAAGAATATGTTCATATTCAAATTCACTGTGCATAATATCTGCAACTTGCCCACCAATATCATTAATTTCAATCATACAATAGGCGTCATTATATTGTTTACAAAGAGAATGCACCACGGTTGGGTATGTCATGGGCGAAAGTTCATTATTTCTAAAAGTTGCCACCACTTTAAATGGTTCGTCATCTTTTGTTATGTCAACAACTACAAATGCATGGTGGTCTAACCCTGTTCCTCTTGCAACATCTACACCCATAAAATAAATATGGTCTTTTTCTGGTTTTTCGTATACTTTCAACCCTTCATCATTTTTATGAATGGGAGTTTTATATACCAGTGATTTTAATTTGGCAGAAGATATTAGTGTATTTGTAGAACCAATAAAGTCACATTCAAATTCCGTTCTAAATTGTTCTTCGCTTGTATTTGCAATTGTTTGTTTGCGCCATGCTTTATCTCTACCCGGAACTTCATTCCACTGAACTTCAATAGGAATATAACTGTTTTTACTTTCAACTGCATCCATCCACATTCGGTAGTACATGTTCAGTCCCTTTGGCGTAGAAACTATAAGAACTTTAGTGGTTTTACCAGATGATATTGTAGGATACACTGAACTGAAGAATTCTTCTGCAACACCCTGTGGAACATATGCAAATTCATCCATGAAAATCATATTGAATGAACCACCACGAACTGCACTGGATGATGTCGCGGATGCAAGTATCTTTGAACCATTTTCTAATTCAATAGAACCTTTATTCCATTCTATAACTCCCTGTTGCAACCATTTAGGAAGATGTTCATAAGCAAGTTTTAATCTGCCAAGAAGTTCTCTTGCAGTTGCAAGTTTATTCGCAAGCACAGCAACATTTACACTTGGATTAAACAAAGTATAGTGAAGTAGATATGCAATAATTGTTGTGGATTTACCAGACTGTCGTGGAAGTTTTGCAATTACAAAACGATTATTGTGTACCTTGTCAATCATATCCTTTTGGAAATCGTACATATCAAAAGGAATTAGTCCTTCATCTACATTTACAATTTGAACATGTTTTTCAATAAAATGTATGGGGTCAGCAGCGCACTTCATATATTCTTCGACTTGTTCTTTTGTATAGTCTACTGGAACATCTGATGATTTTAAATTCTTGTTTCCAAGATATGAATCGGAATCGTAAGTTTTTCTAGGCATCGTCTGTTAAATTTTCAATCTGTTTTGCATTATTTTTCACAAGGTCTTGTAATTCTTTAGTAGAACCAACAAAAATAGATTGATTTGTTGTATTGTGTCTGTTTACAGTGATATCTTCTTTCTTGATATCCTTAATTTGTTTGTGTAAACCAATTAGGTCTTTATTTGCTTCCGAAACACTTTTGATTAGTTGAGAGACAACTTCATATGCTCTTGGTGATTCACCTTCAGAGGCAACAGAAAGAATTCCGTCAATTGCAACAGAACCTTTTTCTATAATTTCTTTTAGGCTGTCTCGAACATCAGTGTAGTCCGTTTCCATATGAACTTGTTTGATGTTTTTTTCTGGTTCAATCACACGAACAATTTCTGCATCTATTACTTCGGGTTCTTTAATATCGTCATCAATGTTCAGTGCTTCACTAATTCTCTCATTCACCTTTTTC